GACAGGACCAGTGGCACCGCCTCCGCCGCCAGAATATGATCTTAGAACAATCCAATTTCCTGTTCCATCATTCTCGAAATAGATACCATTCTGGTGACCGAAATATCCAGTTCTTTGTCTTAGATTCGTCTTTTGCTCATTAAATGCAAATGATTCTAAAATCAATAATGATTTTCCTGGTTGATAAGGAAAAATATTTTTGGATTCTCTTATAATATAGTGACCGGAACCAGTTCCAATATGTAAATTAATAGCTGATTCTGCGCTTGAATGTGTTATATACGATGTTCCTATTCCTGTTGCACCGGAAAACCCAGTCGCACCAACAGCATTATTGACATAAGTAGTGAACTTACCATTAGGACCATATCTATGTTGCGAATCGAAAAGCGTAAATGGCGAAGAGACTCTTTGTCGACCAAAAGCATCATTAACTGTTGATTTAGAATCAGTTGTTTGGTTTCCCCAACGATCCGCTAACATAAACATCTCGTATCTTTGTGGAGAATCGTCTATAATTTGCAAATCTTTTCTGTATTGAGCCATTTAATCTTTTCCTCTTACTATATCGTAAAAGTATTTATCAGAATCTTCTGTATACCATTTCGATCGTCCTTCACATTTCCAAATATGTTCATTTACTTTATAATCTGGTTTTGTTTCGCAATCTATATATGGTTTCGTAATAAATGATGGTTCGAACCAACAGATTCTGTTATTTGGTTGTGCAGCAAAATTACCATTATCTAACTTCAAGATGTGAGCAGTCTTAAATCCACCTTCTCCTGGATTTTCTGCTGTCGGTGAGCCGTACCAATCTAGAGTAAAACAATATTCACCTTCATACCAAGACTTATCTTTTAGGAAAGCAGATGCTCTCATTCCACGAAGATAATCATATTCTACACAAGTTAGATCGTATGAGAAACAATCCCAAAGTTCTAGAACTTCAAGTGGTTGTGGTTCGGTCTCTTTCCAACAGAATGCAGAAATAGGTAATCTGGCTACTTGTGCACCATTATTAATCATGCATGAAAAAGTGATTGCTCTGGCTGGTATTGAAGTAACACCAAACACAGAGCAAGGAATAAATTCACCAAAACGATCTTCTAAATTATAGAGATATTCTTTTCTTAACAGACAATATTGTAGTGGAATATTAATGGATAATGTAGGCATTATCCATTATTTATTGTGTTACTACAAATACCATTCAGACTCTACTAAGTTTCCACAAACTTCACATATTTCTCCAACTTTTTTATTAGGATTATAAGGATGATCTTCGTATTCTGCAGATAGACACCAGCAACGTTCTTCTGTGAAAGATTCTATTTTGGCGAGAGAATATCCACGTTGAGTCGATTGATTAATAATTTTCAGGATAATCTTTCGAAAATCTTCCGCAGTATTGTTACCATAATATAGAGCCGAACCTGTTATCTCATCTGCTAGTTGTTCGTTCCATTGCATCAATTCTTCAATTGTCATTTCCAAACATCTTCCCAAGATCCAGTCAGAGCACCCTTCGCATAATCTGTAGAACGATTCTCAAAGAAACTTGTGTGACCGACTCCAACCATCGCATCGACCCAAGTTAGAGGATTCTTCTTAACTTTAAAGATTCCTTTCATACCCATCGAGATTAATCTCTTATCTGCAATATAGCGAATATATTTCTTAACTTCTTCGGGAGTAAGATTCTCCATCGGACCCATACTAAATGCCAGATCAATAAATTGATCTTCTAATTCTACCATTTTAGTTGCGATGGTATAGATTTCTGATTTCAACTCATCGTCCCAAATCTCTCTATTCTCTTCGATAAAAGTTCTGAATAATCGAATCATTGATTCAGAATGCATATCTTCATCCAACAGAGACCATTGGATAATCATACCCATTCCTTTCATCTTTCCGTGTCTTGCAAAATTAAGCAACATAACGAATGAAGAGAATAATTGCATTCCTTCTGTAAAAGCAGAAAATACTGCAATATTCTTAGCAATACTTCTGATATCATCGCCCTTATGTGAGAAGATATATTCGTGCTTCTCTTTCATAGAAGTATATTCTAAGAATTCATTATAAGTTGTTTCTGGTAGACCAAGAGTCTCAACAAGATGAGAATAAGCGGCAACGTGAATTGCTTCACGAGCAGCGAAACCAAGTAACATCATTCGAACTTCTGGTTGTGGAAAAAATGGTAGATAATTTGTGACATATCCATCTGAGACGTCAATATCTCCTTGTGTAAAGAAACGAAAGATATGTGTTAAGAAAGTCTTTTCTGAAGTAGACAACTTTTCCTTCCAATCTTTAATATCTTGCATCATTTCTACTTCAGTCCACAACCAATGCATTTGTTCATGTGTTCTCCAGGCGTCAAAACACCAAGGATAATTCATTGGTTTGAATGTAGATCTTTTATCAGTCAATTGCAATTGATTCTTTTTCTTTGACATATTATTCCTGAACTAGAGTTATACTTTCGAGTAAATGTTTTCTTATTATGATTATAGATATCCCAAGATCAAACAAAGGTTTAAACTTTTCTTTTGGATAATTTCCTTTTAGATCTAATGTAATTGATTTATTAAACCAATCAAATTCTATATCGTCATCAAAATCAAAATTTTCTGGATCGTGTTCAAATATTTCATGGACCATCATATCTAACTTATATTTTTTAGATTGATAAGAAATGAAGTGATGAATCATTTCCTCAATAAAATTTGGTTCATTCACAAGCAATACACCCTTCTCCTTCGACTATTGATTTGATATCAATATCTTCAATTCTCTTTCTATCGATTCTCTGTGAGATCTTATTGGCTTTTCTAATCTTTTCTGATCTACAATAATATAATGCTTTCAAACCAACTTTCCATCCTAAGAAATGAATCGCATGAAGATATTTTACGTGTGTATCTGGTTTGAAGAATAGATTGACAGATTGTCCTTGATCAATATATTTCTGTCTATCACCAGCTTTTTCAATAATCCAACGTTGATCGATTTCAATTGCTGTCTTGAACACTTCCTTCTCATCATCTGTCAGACAAGTTAGATGTTGAACTGATCCGTCATTCAATACTATTGAATTCCAGATTTCTTCCATATCAACATTCTTTTTGAGAAGAACTTTTTCTAGTTCATGATTTCTGTGAATAAAAGAACCAGACAGAGTATCTTGTCTGAATACATTTGCTCTAAGAGGTTCGATAGAAGGACTTATGTTACCCATGATGATGGATGTGGAAGCAGTTGGTGCAATTGCAATGCAATTTGAAAATCTCTTTCCTGAACCAACCATATCCGGAGCCTCACCACGTTCTTTTCCTAATCTTAGATTGGCTGCATCGGCATATTCTTTCATTGTCTTAAAGAAAGTTTTATTAAAGATCTTAGCTGCGACTGATTCAAATGGGATAGATTTAGATTGCAGATATGAATGATATCCCAAAACTCCAATCCCAATTGCTCTCTCCATCATCGCACTATATTTTGCTCTTTTAATTGTTTTTGGGGCATCATTAATAAATCTAGTTAAGACATTATCTAACATCTCAGCAACATCAGAAATAATCTGTTCAAAATAATCCTTAAACTCATCATATCTGTAAATATTAATTGACGATAAACAACATACTGCTGTTCGATCTTTATCCGTACACAAATGGATCTCTGAACATATATTCGATTGTCTTATCCTTAGACCTTTATCATATTGTTCTCTTGGTAGAGCATTATTTGCAGTATCAATGAACATCAGATAAGGTTCACCAGTCATCATTCTCAATTCCAAAAGTAACTGCCAGAGATACTTTGCTGAAACCGTTTCTTTAATTTCCTTTGAAGACGGATCGATAAGATTCCAGGAATCATCTGCATTCGGATCAATCATACATCGTTCAATAATTTGCATGAAAGAATCTGGGATCATAACAGCATTATGCATATTAAGACAGCGAATATTTGGATCGCCAGTCGGTTTTCTCATCTCCATGAAGTTAATGATATCAGGATGTGAGATATCAAGATAAGCAGCATATGATCCACGTCTAGTTGTTCCTTGTCTGTATGCTAGAGAACAGGCATCATAAGTTTTCATATGTGCCATAACACCAGTAGACTTTTCGCTAGAAGATCTCATTCCTACACCCAAACCAACTCCACCACCCAACATAGATAACCAATTAGTTTCAGCTAGAGTATCAATTAAACCTTCTGCTGAGTCATGTATATGGGCAAGATAACACGAAATTGGCAATCCTTTCTTTGTTCTACCATAAGAAAGAATTGGTGTAGAAAAACTCAACCAATGTTTAGATGCATAATCATATAATCTTTGTGCGTGTTCTGGATTAGAACCGAAAGTCTTTGCAACGAATGCATATCTTTCTTGTGGAGAGATTTCCTCTTCTCTCATATACGATTCCTGTAATCTCTTCAAACCTAATTCATCAAAGAGAGAATCTCTTGAACGGTCAATATTAATACCTAGATATTCTGACATCTAAACTCCTACTTAATATAAGGGAAAATTTTATTTATGGCTTCGGCACAAGCACGTGCAACTAATTGGTGTTCTTTCTGTGTACCATTACCATCACGAACTTCAATGTAATGAATCCAGGAACGAATAGAACCTTTAATGTACATTCTTGAAACTGTATTACCTTCCGGTAGCATAACTCTTGCTACTTCCTTAGCAATACCTTGTGAAATTGCATTTTCATAATTAGCTTTAGCAATATCAATTACTTGTATTTGTAACTGTTTCCAAATCTCAGCCAATTCATCATTATTAATTAGAATTGAATTCTGTCTATTCTTTGTATCTTGAAGTCTACATTCCTTTAGACAGAAATCTAATTCTTTTGTTGGATCTGCATATCTTTGTGAAAATTCCTGGAATGAAAAAGAACGATGTCTTAGAATCTGACGTACAATATCTCTGGTGCTTGTAATCTCAAGACAAACATCAACCATCTCAAATGGAGACCAATGTTTATTCTTAATTAGATAATTAAGTAGCTTATCGACTGTATCTAGATTGTTTTGGTTTGAGGGATTAGAAACTCTGGCACAATAAGAGATTAAATTTTGAATACCATCATCAATAAATCCTTGTGAAAATTCTTCTGGATTTGGTTGTGTGTAGGAAATCAATTTAACGGAAAGAATATCTTCATATTTCTTATACATTCTTCTTTCCTCCAGAATATGGAAAAGCTAATCCTTCTTGAATTAACTTAATATTAAACGATTGGTTAGATTCAACATCTTTCTCAGACACATAAACATAAGCCAAGACACGCCCATATTTATCATCTTTATCTAACTGCGTTTTCAAAATTATTGTTTTATTTTCTAAAGCATATTTAGTTCTAGCTGTCGCCTTTACAGCCAATTCACGTTCCGATACGATCCTTGAATTTTTTTCTGGAGTATCGATTCCATTCAATCTAACAATCTTTCGAATACTTACTCCAAACCCCAAATCAATTTCAGATTCAATTGTATCGCCATCTATAACTCTTAAAATCTTAGCACTGTAAGTATACATGTCACACCTTCTTCCAAATATTAAATTTAAATAATGCTTCTAACCCCGAATAAGACGATTCTGTTAATTCTGAATCAATATCTAAACCTGCAAGAACCATATCATTGACATCTTTACATTTGTTTTCTTTTTTCCAAATTACAATTTTACATCCAGAATCTATTACAAAATTCATATTTTGAATAATCTGTTTATTTGATGGTTCATTATCAAAAACGAATATTGCTTTAGGATAATCTTTTATTAATTTTGATAATTCAGCTCCAGCTGTAGCCAGAGCATTTTTCACAAATAACGAATCAATTGGACCTTCAAATATCCATAAAGTTGTATTTGTATTTATACGTTCTAAACCATATATTTTATCATTATCTTCGTGTAATTTAATTGTAATATATCTTGCGATACTGTCTTCCAATGCACGACCTTGAACTGCTATCAATTTACCAGTTTTATCAAAGAAAGGAATCACAATCCTTGGATCTTTTGGTTTTAAGTTCTTAGATTTTTCTTTATTAATAGATTCGACATATTGTTTAAAGTCGTTTGTAAAAAACAATTTATTCCAATGCTCAGATGGTATTTCTCTTGATCTAATATATTCTTTTGCGTAATGTCCGTCTTGAAGATCCTTTATAGATTCCAAACCGATATCATAATTTATGATTTTTTTCTGAAATTTGTTTTTTGCATCAGAAGAAACTAGGATTGGTTTCTTGTAATTATGATTTGGATGAGTATCTCCTGATGTGAATCTCTCGAATATATATTGTTTATGTAAAACAGGGTCTAAGAATTTAAGGAAATTAGAGAACGTTGTGCCTTTCACACAATTATGACACTTAAAAAAGAGGTCGTTGTGTTTCCTGTAGACATAACCTCTCGCCTTTGATTCTCTCTTCTTCGAATCCATACAATATGGACATCTAAAATTCCATAAGACTTCAGACTTCTTCTTAAATAAGTCTAATTTAGGAGATATCAACGAAAGATATTTTGAATCAACCAATATACTCATATAACTATTATACTATATAACATATGATTCATCAATATGATTTTTTGAGATTCAACATCATCTCACTTGACGAACTTGACTTTCTACGCTATACTTAGTATGTAGCGATTTTAAGTATATTACTTATAGAATATATGACTATCGATGACTACTATTCTCTTATATTTCCAACCTGGGTTGATACTCTTCTCATGAAAGAATATAGATCCTTTGGTTGGATCTTGAGTTTCATTTGCAAGAATCTTTTTTGATAATCTATAACATTCATCCCATCTATCTCGTTCTTTGATGGAATTGTTTTTTCCATACCAAGAAAATTGTCTCTTACTAGAAACTATTTCACAAGGATCCGTTCCATATCCTTTTTTTATTCTGTTTAGAATTATATGTCCGACTGCAATTTTCCCCATATAAGATTCTCCTCTTGCTTCGTGATAAATTGCTTGTGTCATACAGTTTACATTTCTATTGCTTGTATCATAGCTAAAAACAAGCGTGCAAAAAGCAATAGAAATTATTATATTTCTAATCAAAATTGTCTCCTATAAATAGTTTTGATGAATTTAATTCATGACGAAAGAATGGTGTGCTGAGAAATTTAGTGCATAACTATATTTAGGAGATAATAAAATGAAATTGACATTAGGACAACTTAAAAATTCTGAAGCTGCGTTGGTTGCACTATCAAACTGCACTTTACCAATTAATATTGCATACAGAATTTCTAAGGCTTTAAAAGTAATAGCTTCTGAGCTCACAAATCTAGAAGAAACAAGACAGAAGTTAGTGCAAAAATATGGTGTAGAGAACGAAGGAAGTGTTGTGGTAACTGAAGAAAATCTTAATATGTTTGTTGAAGAATTAAATCCTCTTCTACAGGAAGAAATTGAGATTCCACTAGAACCTATTAAAGTAGAGTCTCTTCCGGAATCAGTTAATTTGTCGCCAATGCAATTATCACAATTAAGTTTTTTTATTGCTGATTGAATTTATAAGTTCATATTTCTTAGGGAACTCTTTAAGAGTTCCCTCTTTATTTATATAAATAAGATAGGAGTATGTAATGGCAACGCCAACAACTAGAGAACAATTTTCCGATTACTGTTTAAGAAGACTAGGTTTTCCTGTAATAGAAATAAATGTTGCAGAAGAACAAGTTGATGATAGAATCGATGATGCCATAACGAAATATTTTGATTATCATTTTGATGGCGTTGAAGAAGATTATCTTATTGTTCCTATAACTAATACGGATGTAACTAATGGATATATTACTCTAGATGAAAAAGTATTTTCTGTAATATCTGCACTTCCTGTCGGTAATGACGTTTCTACAGGAGTTGGTAGTGGCGATCTATTTAATGCACAATATCAGTTCTATATGAACGATTTCTATAATACAACAAATATTATAGGAAATAATTTAGCTTATTTAGATTCTATGAAGTCGTATCTTGCTACTATGCAGATGTCATTATCACCATTAAATTCTTTTAACTTTAATAGAAAAACAAATAGAATTAGATTCAACGAACCGCTCTCTTTATTAAAAGAGAAAACATCCAATATTGTTTTGAAAATTTACAAGAAATTAGATATCAATACTTTTAACGATATTTGGGCTGACGAATTTCTTAAGGAATATGCTACAGCTCTAATTAAAAGACAATGGGGCGAGAATCTTAAGAAATTTGGAAATATGAATTTGCCAGGCGGTATAACAATTAATGGTGATGCAATATATTCAGAAGCTATAACTGAAATAGAAAAATTAGAAACAAGACTCACTAAAGATTTACAATTACCGTTGGATCTATTTATTGGATAAATCATGCCAACTAATAAATTTTTTCAATCCGGTCGTGGTATAGGTTCTACAGAAGAACAGAATCTTCTCCAAGTTTTGGTAAATGAATCTATACAAATTGCAGGATGTGATTTTGTTTATTTACCAAGAACTATTGTTAATGTTGATGAATTATATCGTGAAGATTATATATCTAAATTCGAGAGAAATTTTGTAATAGAAATGTACATAGAGAATTATGAAGCATTTCTTGGGGACGGAGCTTTAATTTCTAAATTTGGATTCACTCTAGGTGATAGATTAAGATTAATTGTTTCTAGAGAAAGATTTGAATCTATTGTAGGAAAGGTTCTTCCAGTCGAAGGTGATCTTATAATGTATCCTACAGCAAGATCCCTTTTCGAAATTAAATATGTTGATGATAAGAATCCTCTATTTCCTCTTGGGGCGAGACAATATTTTATTCTAACTTGCGAAGTATTTAAATATTCTAATGAAACTATTGACACTGGTACTGAAGCAGATGAAGTTAATGTAACTTATAATAATGATGGTGCTACAGGAATTGGTGATCCATTTGCTAAGAACGATAAAATACAATCTAAATCCGATATTATAATAGACTTCACAGAGTCAAATCCTTTTTCTAATATCAATAATTAATTATAAAGGAATATGTGTATTAAATGTTAAATTCATCAAACTTTTATTTCTCTACAATTAGAAATCTGACTGCAGCTTTTGGTTCTCTATTTAATAATATAAGAGTCTTAAGATATAATCAAGATGGATCGATAGAAAAAACCATTAAAGTTCCACTTGCATACGCATCTGCAGATAAAACCATCACGATGTTACAGCAACAAGATGTTCAGAGAAGAGATAATTATGTTGATGTAAAAGTTATTCTTCCAAGATTATCGTTTGAGTTAACTTCTATGTCATATGATTCAACAAGAAAACAACAAACTATTGGAAAGAATATATTTGTTCCACAAAATGATTTGACGTTTAATGCTTCAAGTGCCGTTAATGTAAGTGAAAATACCATAACTATCCCGTCACATAATTTAAGAACTGGTCAATCAGTAACTTATATTAAAGGATCTGGAAATTCAATTGGAGCAACAGGATTTTTTGATGGTGGAACTTATTACACAATTAAGACGACTAACAATACAATTAAACTCGCTTCTTCTAAATCTTTAGCTGAAGCCGGAACAGCAATTGATTTAATCGCACCAGGTTCCGGTATTTCTACGTTAAAAACAACATATATTGGACAGTATAATCCAGTTCCTTATAATTTTGAATTTACTGTTAATTTATTTGTTAAATATATTGATGATGGTCTACAAATTATAGAACAGATTCTTCCATATTTCACTCCTTTTTATACCATTACTCTGAACGATATACCATCTATTGATATGAAGAGGGATGTGCAAATTACTTTAACATCAGTTTCACAATCAGATGAATATGAAGGATCAGTAGAAGATGATAGAATTTTAACATGGACGTTAACATTTGTTGCAAACTCTTGGATTTATCCACCAATTTCTGATGCTAAGATTATTAAAAATGCTGTTACTAATTTTTACGAATTAGATACTACACAAAAATTAGTAACAACAACAGTTTCCGTCAATCCATCTACAGCAGATAGAGATGATGTTTATACAATAAATACAACTATTACGGAATATTAAGGAAATTACATGTCAGCAGGTTACACTAATTTAAAGATAGAATCTGGTGCTACATTTAGTACAACAATTGAATTAAATAATTCTGATGGTTCATCGATGAATCTAACTGGATATACTGGTAGTTGTAAAATAAGAACATCATATTATTCGGATTTCAACGTATATCCTTTAACTGTTACTATAGATTCTCCTCCAACTGATGGTAAATTAACATTATCAGCTACTGCAACACAAACTGCAACATATAAATCGGGTAGATATGTTTATGATGTTGAGATAACAAATGGTTCTATTGTAACTAGAGTTATTGAAGGAATTGTAGAAGTTAAACCAAACGCAACAAAGTAAAATGTCAAATATAACAGTTACAATACCATCATCAACGACTGTAAAAGTTGCATCAATAGGAACTCAGGGCACAATAGGTAATCAAGGTTCTACAGGAATAGGTGCGACTGGTTTTACTGGAGCGACAGGAACATTTTCTGGATCTAATCGTGAATTGTTGTATCTAGATAATACATCTGTAGTTGGGGCAACAGGATTAACATGGGTCAAAGAAACTAATACACTAACAATGACTGGACAACTTTCAATTGATCCAGCATTAATTTCTGGTAAAAGAATCACAAATATTGGTGTTACAGAAACTGTTATCGATGAATCGCCTATATCTACATTCAGAACAGTGAAATATGTATTACAAGTTTCATACCTCACAAATTTCCAATGTTCTGAAATTCTATTGATCCATAATGGAACAACAGCTAATATATCCGAATACTCTAGAGTACATACTTCAGCAAATCCTCTAGTAACTTATACAACCAATATCACTGGTGGAAATATAAGATTAATTGCATCCGCCGCAGCAGGATCTACAACTAAAATTGATTTATATAAGATCGCATTTGGAGTATAACGCTGGAATAATTATGTACTTTTAAAGTGCATAAATATGATTAGACATTTACTAGTCAATCATAGTAGATGGATAGTGGGTTAGAGATTATTAGAAAATTTCTATCTCATGTATAATTTATTTGGTCAATTTTGACCTAAATACTCAAGTATATTATAATTGAATTAGGAGTTATAATGAGTCAAAAGTTTAGATTTCATATTCTACCACCACCACATGTAGTAACTAATGCAGAATTTTCGGCTTGTGCGTACGGACAAAAGACACGCAAATTCGGGAAAATGATGGTCTCACGTGGACACGAAGTTATTCATTATGGTCACGAAGATTCCGAACTAGAGTGTACGGAACATGTTACGGTTGTTACCAATGACGATTTTAAGAAAGCATATGGTGATTTTGATTGGCGCAAGAATTTCTTTAAGTTTGATATGAATGACCATGCTTATCAAACTTTCTATAAGAACGCTATTAGAGAAATTCAAAAGAGAAAACAACCAAACGATTTCATTCTACCTTTCTGGGGATGGGGTAATAAACCAGTATGTGATGCGTTTGTAGACGATATGATTATCGTAGAGCCTGGTATTGGATATGCTACAGGCCAATTCTCTCCTTGGCGAATCTATGAATCATATGCCATTCGTTCTGCTGTTGGTGGTCATGAAGCTGTTGGTCAGTGCAAAGAATCCTGGTATCATGCTGTGATTCCTAATTATTTCGATCCAGATGAATTTGAATTTTCAAAAGAGAAAGATGATTATCTTCTATTCATGGGTAGAATCTATCCTGGAAAGGGTATTGATGTTGCCTATCAAGTCTGTGAAAAACTTGGGTTGAAATTGAAGATCGCAGGACAAGGTTCTCTTGAGGAGCATGGATATAAAGAGATTCCTGGTCAGATCGAAGTTATCGGATACCTTAATGCAGAAGATAGAAAGAAGGTACTCTCTAAGGCGAAGGGATTCTGGCTTCCTTCTATGTTCAACGAACCTTTTGGTGGAGCATCTATCGAAGCTCTTTTTGCAGGTTGTCCTATTATCACAACAGATTGGGGTTCACACGCAGAGAATAATTTACACGGAGTAACTGGTTATCGTTGTCGTTCATTCTCAGAATTCTCTTGGGCGGCTAAGAATATTGACAAGATCAATCCACAAGATTGTAGAGATTGGGCAATGGCTAACTTTTCTTTAGATCGTGTTGCTAGAATGTACGAACATTATTTCACCATGGTTCATAACGTATATACTGGAAAAGGTTGGTATGCGGAAGACGATCACCAGGATGAATTAGAATGGTTGAATCGTTATTATCCAGCAGGGATTAAGAGAGCGTAATAGTATGAGATTTATATCTCATCGTGGTAATCTATCAGGACCTGATAGATGTTACGAAAATGATCCAGGATATATTGATCATGCGATTTCTATCGGTTATGATGTTGAAATAGATGTTAGAATCTATAATTCAGAAATATATCTGGGCCACGATTATCCTCATCATAAGATTGACATCGATTGGTTATTGGCTAGAAAAGATAAATTGTGGACTCACTGTAAAGATACAGTGAGTTTATCATTATTCAATAAATGTTATTCTGATCTAATTTATTTCACACACGATTCTGATATTGCTACATTAACGAGTAATGGAGTTATTTGGGCTTATCCTAGTATAAATATAATCGATAACTCAATTCATGTTCTTCCTGAGTTAAATTTCGACGAATCCAATGCAAATAAATTGTCAACTTGTTTTGGAATTTGTTCAGATTATATTACTAAGTATGAGGTGATTCTAAATGAATCTTTTCGTTGAACAATTAGATGACGATCAAAAATATATTATTGCTGAATATCTAGTTGAATCTTCCACTAATCTAAGAGAAGCAGCATGGAATATCGCAATAGGACAGAGTGTAGGTAATCCTAATGTCAGGAACGAATGGGAAACTGATTACCTGTTCGAAAATCATTCTTGTATGATTTTAGGTGATGAAACAACTCTACTTAATGGTACTTCAGGTATCGTAAAGATTGCATTTCCAATAATTAATACTGATTGGGATACTGATGGTATTTCGCATCTATTATGTCAATTAATGGGTGGACATTTAGACATCAATATTATTCAAAGATGTAGATTAGTTCGCCTGCATCTACCAGATTCTGTCACCGGATCTTTTCTTGGTCCGAGATTTGGGTTATCTGGTATCAGAAAATTTACAAACCAATACAATAAACCATTATTCGGTAGTATTGTTAAACCTAAAATTGGAATTACACCAGAAGTTCTATTAGAAATGGTTAAGCAAATGGTTGATGGTGGTGTAGATTTTATTAAAGAAGATGAAATCATGAGTAATCCTCTATGTGCTCCACTTGAGAGACGTGTAGATATTATTGCAAATTATCTATCGAAACAATCAAGAAAAGTTATTTTCTGTCACACAATTAATTGTGATCCACATGTTGTTATGGATAGAATTAATTCAGTTTATCAGAATGGTGGTAATGGTGTACACATCAATGTTTATAGTGGTTTAGGTGTATATAACAGTATAAGAAAATCTAACTTACCCCTATTCTTACATTTACAGAGTAGTGGTGCCAAAATATTCACGGACGTTTCACATCGTTTCAGTATTTCTTGGCCAGTTATCTGTAAATTAGCAACTTTGATGGGTGTTGATACTATCCAAACTGGTATGGTTGGTGGATATAGTAACGACGACCCAGACGAGATTCTAGAGTGTTTAGATATTCTCAGAGCTGGTAATACAGCTCCAGCATTGAGTTGTGGAATGCATCCAGGATTAATTCAAAAAATAACTAATCTAGTTGGATTTGATTATCTAGCAAATGCTGGTGGAGCAGTTCATGGTCATCCTGGAGGAACACTTTCTGGGGCATTGGCAATGAGACAATCAATTGATGGAAATGAAGGCGAAGAATATAGAATTGCAATTGAGAAATGGGGAATTATTAGATGAATATAACTATCAACAATCATTATATTAACATCATAGAACATAATACAGATATTAAGGGATTGAAATTCAAACCCCAGATGTCTCAATACAGTAACGATGATGATTGGAATTTTACATGGACTGCTGGACATAATGTAGAAATTACCAAAAACTCATATGATCTAGTAGATAAGGTGTGTAAAGATTACATGACGCACGGTATTATCGAAATAGGAGTATCTAGAAACGGTCTAGGTTCTTTCACTAATGCGTTATTGACAAATAAACCAGATAATATTCCATATCTAGGTATTGATTTAGATGATAAGTCTTATTTGAATAATGAAGAGAAGAGAGTGTATACTATTCGTGAGAATTCGGCGAATCAAACCACAATTCGTAAATATGCCGAAGAAATTGGAATGGATAAAATTTCTATCTTGTTAATCGATGGTTGGCATTCGGTTAATATGGTAATCAATGATTGGTTGTATACCGACATGCTATCGGAAGATGGTATTGTTATTTTCCACGATACAAATTCACATCCTGGTCCAGTTGTATTTCTACCTGCAATAGACGAAAGTATGTATAGAGTAGAAAAATATTTTGAACACGACGACGATTATGGATTGAGTATTGCTTACAGAATCTAATTATGCATATTCTTATTCCTATGGCTGGAAGAGGTTCCAGATTCAACAATACAGAATATACATTACCTAAACCTCTAATAAAAATAAATAACAGACCTCTTATTGAATATGTAATCGAATCATTAGATTTAGAAGGCGACTATATATTCGTGGTCCAAAAATGGCATATTGAAGAATATGCCATAGACAAAATTTTAAGAAAAATCAAACCGGATTGCAGAATAATTGATATTGATTACACCACAGAAGGTCCGGCTTGTTCTGCACTACTAGCCAAAGAATTAATTGATAACGAAACTGAATTGCTTATTACTAATTGCGATCAAATTATGAATTGGGATGGAAAAACTTTTCTCAATACTTGTAAGTTATATGATGGGACTATAGTGACATATTATGAAAATTCTAACAAAAATAGTTATGCCAAAATAAACACTAAAGGGCGTGTTGTTGAGGTTAAAGAAAAACAAGTTATAAGCAACATTAGCTTGAATGGAATTCATTATTGGAAACGTGGTAGATATTTTGTTGAGAGTGCAGAACAAATGATCTCGAATGGAGAAAGATATAATTCTGAATTTTATATTGGTCCTTCATATAATTATCTAATTTCTAAAGGATACGAGATTGGTATTCATCACATACCAAATGAGCAGCATAATGCTGTAGGTATTCCCGAAGATCTTGAAAAGTATCTTATTAGACGGAACTTATGATTATAAAACACTTATCTGAGTTTTTTCGTGGTTGGGTTGTTGGTGATTTTGAACCTAATATTATTAGAACAAAAGGCTTTGAAATTGGTATACTCACACACAAGAAAGACGAATACTGGCCAGCGCATTATCATAAAATTGCTACGGAATATAATATTCTAATTTCAGGTAAAATGATTATAGCAGATAGAACTTTAAATTCAGGAAATATATTCATAATTCAACCAAATGAAATTTCTGAACCAATATTTGTTGAAGATTGTACTATACTTTGTATTAAGGTTCCGAGTGCTCCTGGAGATAAATATTTGGTATGAAACGAGTAGCTTTTCTAATTAAAGGTGCTGTATCTAAAGTCACAGGTAAATTCGATTTACCTGGACAATTATATAGAGAAGGCGAATACATTAATTATGTCGCAGCATATAATTCTATTGTCAAACATTTCATAGAACCGAATTCAGACTATAAATTCGATTTCTTTATACATTCATGGAATCCAGACATACAAGAAAATTTAACAAGTTTATACAAACCAGTTGCATATAAGTTCGAAGATAACAATTTATACAAAGAAATCATAATATCTAAATTAGAACAATCTAGAGTCAATCACAATTCCTTTGCCATCGCATCACATTCGTTATCAATAAAGCTAGGTTGTGAATTGATAGACGAATGGGTTAAGACTCAAGGAATTAGTTACGATCTCGTTATCCTTTATCGACCAGATATTCTAATATGGAAAAATGTTATTCTTTCTGAATATGATGTTAATTGCATAACACTAAACAATTATCAAGATTATCGAGGCGATTTCCATTTCATAATGAATTATGAAAATATGCTATTATTTAAAGATGCATGGGATTCTATCTCAACCAATAACCCTCCATTAGAACACAAATTATTCCCTAAATACATACAAGAAATTATCAGAGTTCCGATAAGAAATGATAATATTATTGCTGGTGAACACCAGGCTCCGATAAGATATATACACACTTCAATGATCGCTTCTAATAAATTGAAAATTTCTGACATAATACAATATGGTTTTACTGAAGAGGAATTGAGAAGATATGTCAATATTTACTAACATGCGTGTTGCTATTAATTTGTGTGGAATATCATATGGTGATAGAGGGCGGGATTGGCGAAGAGGATACGAAAATATCAATAAGAATTTAATATATACTTTTGAGAATCCGAATATTTATATAACAACTTATCACAATGAAACACAAGAAGAACTAATTGATAAATATAAACCCAAGAAACATCAATTAATCCAATATTCTAATTCTGATTTAAGAACAACTTATAAGAAATCTTTAGAATCGATGATAGAAGAAGATATAGATCTGATTGTTTCTACAAGATTTGATATATTATTCAATGACTCGATTAGCAATTATAATATAGATCCAGAAAAATTCAATTTCTTCTTCAGAGAAAAGGGATGGTGGGATAATCATAGATATACTGCAGATCCACAATATTTTAGTGTATTCCCTAAAAAGTATATTCTTCCTCTAATAGAATCTGTTCAAGATGTGTATGAAAAACCACACAGATTAGATTGTCCAGATCTACATCCAACATATTCTAGGTTGGCTCCAAAAATCGGAGAAGAGAATATACATTTCATATATGATGTTGAAGCACTATCACACGATAACGAATACGTCAAACTAGATAGAAATACGAGATAATATTATGATAACTGTAATTATACCAACTCTCTGGAAATGTGAAACAACTCAAACATTATTATTTGATCTGATTTCTGTCGATCAGATAGATGAAATTATCATCATAAACAATGATTCCACTAACACCCCGAAATGGGATATTTTGAATAATTGCAAGATAACTGTTATCAATAAACATCAAAATATCTTCGTCAATCCTTCTTGGAATCTTGGAGTTGATATATCTAAAAATAACTCAATATGTTTACTTAATGATGATATTACATTCGATAAATCTATTTTCAATTTAATTAACGAAGATTTGTTATTATCCGTAGGATTGATTGGTATAGATATTTACAATAATGAAGGTGAACCTAGAATAGAACAGATTCAAGACTGGCCATTTGCTTTTGGATGTATGATGTTTGTACATAAACATAAATACAAACATATACCGGAACAACTAAAAATAATGTGGGGTGACACTTTTCTCCTAATAAATCTGAAGAGATTCGGATTATATGTTGTAAGAGGTTCAGCAGTTTCCAATACTATATCTATCACATCAGGTAATTCTGAGGTAATCAATAAATACAACTTACCACAAATAATTTCAGATGAAACAAATTGGTGGAATAATAATCAAGATAAAATCCATATATGAAATACTTTAATCATGAAATAGAAAAATTTCTAAATAAAATTAATTCCGGTGAACATTTTGCGTTAGCCAGATTCGGTGACGGTGAAATGATTGCACTAAGAAAAGAGACCATTGCATCTGGTTATGGGGAATGGATGACTAATGGTCCTGAGCCACAATATGAAATTGCAAGATCGCTTTTACATAAATCATTTACATACAGAGATCCAAATTATTATGTCGGAATAGTTTGTCCATGTTGTCAAGGACAAGCGAATTTTCAAAATATGAAAGATGTGAGCGGTCAACATGAAGATAATTTAACTTTTGCTAATATCTTCGTAAATTCCAATTATAAATTTTTCGTAGATAATTTTATACCTGAATTCAAGAAGAAAGATATTGTATTGATTGCTAATAGTAAATCACAAGTAGACAATCTTCCATTTCCTTGCACATTTATTGGTGTTGGTTATAATGCTTGGGTAAATGATTTGGCTGTTATAGATTTTATTAAAAATATGCGATCAAGTAATAAGATCTTCTTATTTGCTTGTGGTCCTTTGGGTAAGATATTATCTCAAAGTCTATGGGAAACCAATCAAAATAATACATATCTTGATATTGGTTCAACATTACATCCTTGGTTGGGTTCAGATATAAATATTAGAGGTTACTATCAACCAGATTCTTTTCACTCAAAATTAACTTGTACATGGGGTTCTTAATAAAATGAATGATATAACTGTGGTGCTAAATGGATATAGACGGCCTGAAAATTTAAAAGAACAATTTGATGCTGTAACAACATCAACAATTCAGCCGAAGCATATTATGTATTGGCAGAATTCGATGCCAGGAGTTCAATACGATAATACATATATTAATAAATGTGTTTCTTCTATTTCAAACACAAATTTTGGAGTATGGTCTAGATTCTATTATGCTTTGAATGCTAGAACAAATTGGGTTTGTATTTTCGATGATGATACTATTCCAGGTAAGAAGTGGTTCGAGAATTGTTTAGAGACTCAGAAGAATCATCCTGGACTTCACACAACTATTGGTGTAATTATCAATAATTCCAATTTTGGATATGAGAAACGTATTGGTTGGGATAACCCCAACGAAAAAGCAGAAATGGTTGATTATGGTGGTCACGCTTGGTTCTTCCATAGAGATATGATCACTCATTTTTGTAGAGAATTGCCTCCTATTAATCACGAATTCTCAGTTGGTGAAGATATGCATTTCTCTTGGATGCTTCAGAAGTATTCTGAATACAAGACTTGGGTTCCGCCACATCCATTATCAGATAGAGAAATGTGGGGATCATTGAAAGGATGGGAATATGGTGGCGACGCAGTAGCTACAGCTGGAAATGGTGGAATTCCTCATATGGCGAAATATTTCAAATATGCTTATAATAATGGATTCAAAATGTTATTAGGTGATAAGGTTGCTTCATAAATGAAGAAAGTTATTTTCTACACACAATCTAGATGGGCATTTGCTGCAATCCACAGAGGATTAGAGAAAGAGTTATACAAGTATGGAATTATTGCCAATCTGCTTGATTGGACACAACACTATACTCCTGATGAAATTCGTTTATTAAACGACTCCTACGATCTATTCGTTACTAATCCGGAAGCGATTGTTCATCTGAACAGACTAGGAATTCCACCTGAAAAATTAGCAACAGTTGCTCATGGACAGTGGGATATGCTTCTTGCTAGAAGAGATTTCGGTAATCTCTTCTACAATCAAATTAAAAAATTTGGTGTAGTTTCTAATGTATTGAAGAATAAAGCGGCAGAATTTGGAGTCGAAAGAATTCCTGATGTAATTCCTTTTGGAATTCATTTCGACTCCTTCTATAGGAAACCTTCGGAAAAACTTGAGAAGTTAGGATATGGTGGGGCGAAAGAGACTAAGAATTTCTTCGATGTAGAGATTAAACGTGGTCATCTAGTTAAACAGACTGCAACAGAAATTCCACAAGTTAAATTAGTGGAACATAATTTCTATAACTGGATGTGTATGCCAGGTTATTATAACTCAATCGATGCATTGGCAGTGTCTTCTATTGAAGAATCTGCTGGATTGCCTTCTATGGAAGCAGCTGCAGCAGGAAGATTAGTCTTATCAACACCAGTTGGATATTTCGAAGATTATGGACCTAAAGGTGGTGGTGTAGTTCTTCCTATGGGTTATCCTGAAGAGGATCAATATTGTTCTGCTCTGAAAGAATCTATTGAATATTATCAAAAGAATCCAGAAGCATATAATAAAAAATGCCTCGACATTCAAGAGTTCGCAAGAGAGAACTATGATTGGGAAAAACACATCCTAGGTTGGGTTAATTTCTTGAGTTAGATATAAGCTTCTACCGGAACCAGTTCAAATGATTCCGAAACAATAGTTATATAATTCTTAAATTCTAACTCAGCAGCCGAACGATTTCGAAAGATATAAGATTCAGAAATCTTCGGCGTAAAATATCCAAAACATGATTCTTTATAATCTCTGGCGTAAACTTCTGTTACGCCAGAGGAATGAGTCTTTGTAATAACCCAACCGAGAATCATCTACGACTCCATATATTGAGAGAACATACAAGCGTATCTAGAATTCAGATTCTGAACCATATCATATTCTCGATAAGATTCTGGATCATTAATCTTTTCGATTTCAAGAGCTTGGTCAATAGTGAACCATTCTTGTTCATCGATATCCTCATCATACCAATTAGGTCGAAAAGCGAAGCCATCACCAGCATTCGCATCATACTCCCAGCCCTGGAGTACAAGATAATTTACAGTTTCGTTGTGAGTCATATTCCTATCTTTATTTATTATTACGAGATCTTCAAGATCACAGTATCAGAGTTAATTCGACCGGTCATCTTAGAAGACTTAGAAGCGATTCCTTCGAAGATTTTTTTCATTGCAGGTTTTCCTGCGGAGATCATCTGAGGGATAATTACTTCCGGTTTACGAATCTTCTTCCAGACAGAAATCTCTTCGTCGAAGTTTAGAAGAGTCGTACCCTTCACTGCGATTTCAGCACCATCCTGAGCATAATAAGCGCCAAGCATCCGATACTTCTTATTCCAAACCCAGACTACCTTAGAACCAGGAATGTCGGTGGGAGAAACAGATTTAACACCAGTATCCGGATCGATATCAGCATACTTCATCTTAGAAACTTGTTTCACAGGAGAAGCGGTCTTCTTCTTACGAACGACCCGAGTCTTCCGAATCTTCTTCGTAGAAACAATATCGAGAACGAATTCAACCAGATTATTGAATTGTTTCTCATTAAGATGAGAGTAAGCTTCTGCAATCTGCTCATCATCTTCATTCGTAATCTCTTCAAGAAGTTTCATGAAGTGATCTTTAATCGCAGCATGATGAGCCGGAGAAGGAGTATTCAGACGAATCCAATAATCCATATTGAATCCCGTCGGTTTATAGTTATTCTTGATAAGACGATCCAATTCTTCATCTAGCGAATTAATCATATTCGACAGACGAGGATCGGCTTCAACAAGCTTCTTCTTGGTTTCTTTCTGAACAGACTTCGCACGAAGGATTCCTTCGCCTTCGGTAATAAAGTCCGAAACCCAACCAGCGAGTTTTCGGTTAATGTAATCGGATTCAGTTAGTCCACGAGAATGCATCCGAGCCAGAGCACCAGCAGTAGTGAAGGCGCCATCATTTATGACTTCAAGAGCAGCGTGATTCGCCTTCGGACGAGTGGCCTTCACCCAGTCAATAAACCATCTCTTCTTCTTTTCCGAAGTCGTGGAGTAGTTGTACCACGCCAGAGATTCAAGAAGAAAAGTGCGAAAGTTCGGCGAAAGAGGATCCACGAAATCTTTTGCTTCGGGTTCTTTGCCCCAGTAGACTTCGTTAGAATTTGAGAAGCGTTTCTTCATATTATTAGTGTACTCTATTTGATCGGAAAATGTCAATCGTTCTGAGAAAAATTTTCAGAGTTTTTTTGGAACTTCATTTCCATCGCTTTGTCTTTGCGCTTCAAATAACGACGGACCGACTTCTTCTTTTTGGGACGGCAGTAACCACGATCGTTGTGGACGATCTTATCGGCATTGAGGTCGATTCCAGGAGTACCATCAGCATATCCAACAATACCGTTCTTGTAGCGAGGGACCGCCTTCTCTCCTCTAAGAATCCGACCAACAGAGGTCTTTCGCCCTTCGTATTGGATATCTGCGATATCTGGACATTCAGTTAACCGAATATTTCGATAAGCTTTCATAGAACCATTATACCTCGAACGAACAATAGATCAAAGTTTTTTCTGAACTATATTCTATTTATTTTCAATAATTTGCAGCAAGTAATTGAAAACAAAGAGAATATTCTTCGTAGCCAATAGGCTTTATGATTTTGGATGCAGCCTGTGTCCAAAATCATTCCTCACAGGAACGATCGGCCAGGACGGTATACCCTTGGTATACCGAACCATTTCGGAAGCCCAGGAAAGGGATCCCAAGCCGAAGTACATTTTTCATATTGAAACGGCGGATGCATACGCATGCATGAAGAAAAGAATATCTCATGTGTTTTCAATTAGTTAACTGCAAGTCATTGATTCTAAAGGCAATAAAAATTTCAAAAAAGATTGCTTCGGTCGATCGAGTACGCTATAATGGTTCTATGAAATTCGAACGAAGCAAATTTTCGTACATTAAAGGATTACAGTTCAACTATCTGAACTACGATCTGAACGGCAACCAGGTTTGTGTGGCTCGTTTCCGCTACAGAAAGGCTCCCGTCACGAAGACAAAGTTCATGAACGTGCTCATAAAGCATTATACTGTGGAGGATTATTTCGAAAAACTTCGTTCCGCTGCTCCTCTCAAGATTCTGATGAACGATGGTTTGCTCGTTCCTACATCTGATGGAAAGATCGTCCTGGAAGGAAAAGTGATTTTCGGAAATTAATTTCCAAAATCGCTTGACTTCCAAAATCTGAAAAGGTATAATGGTTGTATGGAAATGGCAAGTGCGCCGTGGTTCGAAATTACTGATGATCAGGTTCGGGCTGCTAGGATCGGACAATTGGTTCGATTCTCTGGTTCTGTTACAGATTATTGCGTATCCTTCGATGGCGAGAATTTTGTCGTCGAAACGAATCTCGGAATTCTAACTTGCGATGAATACAATCTCCGAACCGTTCGATTCTTTTAAGGATTACAAATGACTGAAAATGAAGTAATGAATGCGTATTATGAGAAACAGACAAAAGTTATTGGAGGAGTTGAACCTTGTCGTGAAATGAAATGGACTGGTTGGCGTGTAGTTGAAATCAATGAAGAAATTTGGGCTATTGGAGTAGATCAGACTGATGAACCTATCCATGCAACAAAAATTCTTCGTGAAGATATCGAACTCTACACCGAAGAAGATTAATGTAAAAAATTTTTGAAACAAAAATTCACAAAAAGTGCTTGACGAAAAGAAGTAAAAAGTAGTAAACTAAATAAGTAAAGTTCTTTGACAACTGAATATCTAAATTAAGTGATCGGCGATTCTTTATCCTGATCTACGCATGGAAGTTCATTGAACAATGCGTGAACTATCAGTTTGGTAAAGAATCGCCTGGGTTGACGAAAGTAGTAAAATGAAGTATAATAAATAAGTGATTGAGTTGATGAAGTTGATCCTCTCACTTGTTACAAGTTTTGGCCCTGAACCCGACATCGGTCTTCTAAACCGATCCTTAGAGTTGGGCGGACGGCATGAGGTTCAACTCCTCCCAGGGCTACCAAATTTTGAACTGGATAGACAATAGAAAATGGTGCTATGTATGGTTACCTTCTATGGAACGATAGGGAAATAACTCGGCATGCAGAGAATACCCGTGAGATCCCAGTTCGGGCCTTTTTAAGTTGTTCCTCGGTAGCTCAATGGTAGAGCGCTTGGCTGTTAACCAGGATGTTGTAGGTTCGAGTCCTGCCCGGGGAGCCAAATATTGGAGGATGCTGGGGTTGGCTCCCCGCACGGTCTTGAAAACCGTAGTATCTCTAGGGATAATAGTTCGATGCTATCATCCTCCTCCATAATTTTAAGTATCCAAAACTGATGGTCAGGTTGGTTCAATGTTTGTGTGAATATCAAATGTGAAAGTGATGAAAGAAATTTTGGGATCGTAACTCAATGGTAGAGTACAGACCTTTTAAGTCTGGAGTTGTGAGTTCGAGCCTCACCGATCCCACCAAACAATTTTTGCACTGTTGTCCGAGAGGCTAGGTAACTGTCTGCAAAACAGTTAACGATGGTTCGATTCCATCACAGTGCTCCAAGTTATAATAAAGGATAATTATGAAACCTAATGACGATGTAATTTCTTCTCTTCAAGAAATTGGTTTATCTGAAGTGATTCCAGATCTTGAATACTCAAATCTGTTTGAAGTGTGGTTCTTTACATTCAAAGATATGCAGTTTGGTATTGATCGTGATGGTAGTATCGTTCTTTTTTCTTTAACAAAATGGTAAAAGAGTTTGACGAAATGTTCTAAAAGAAGTATACTAAATATTATAGTAAGTTTGGTTGATTAGTTTAGTGGTAAAATATTCCGCTGTCTACGGAAAATCTGGTGTTCAATTCTACAATCAACCTCCACTTTTGGGGTCTTAGTTTAATGGAAAAACTCCTGATTTGCATTCAGGCGATGTCAGTTCGATTCTGACAGATTCCACCAAATTCTTAGTGATAGACGTGCGATTGATACTGAACTCAAGGTATCTAGTCAAGATTCGGAACTATAGTGAAATCCACTGAGAAGCGCAAAATTTTAATGGCTCTGTGTAGCTGGATTGGTATGCAGCATATGCCTGAAGAGCATAAGATTCCGGTTCGAATCCGGGCGGAGCCACCAAAAATATTTAAACATATATGGTCGTAGGCAAATTGGTTAAGCCACCACCCTTTCAAGGTGGGGATTGCGGGTTCAAATCCCGTCGACCATACCAAATATTGACAAGCAAACTAAAATACGTTATAGTATATCTATGATAGTTAATTGCACTAAATATGATCCATGTATATGCGGTCATGAAAGAAAAGATCATAAATATCCAATAGGTGATTGTGGTAAAATTATACCAAACACCAAAAAGAAATGTTTAACTTGCGATTGTACTGAGTTTGTTTTTAGAAAAGATTAATGGAAGTCAGGCAGATACGGTTAGCTGCGGTGGTCTGTAAAACCATTTCCCCAAGGGGATTGTGAGTTCAAATCTCACGGCTTCCACCATAAAATTTGTGAGGAATAATGGATATCATTAAATATGTTGTTGAAAATTACAATACACTACCAAAGTCTTCATTCGATGATGAGGAATGCGTTATTGTAAAAGAAATTTGTAACGAAGATCACGGTTATGGCCACCATGACTATGAAGGAATTGGAGTTAATTCGGAAGGAAAGATTTTGTGGTGCTATTCCTCAGGTTGTTCTTGTAATGGATCTTGTGGAATGGAACATACATTGACCGAAAAGGTTTTTGAAGTTGAAGGATTCGATCTTTCACAAATCAATCCAGAAGAAGTTGATTTCGAAAGAATGAGTGTTTCGTTTAGTTCGTATTAAATTGTTGTGGAGTAGAGCAGCGGTCAGCTCGCTTGGCTCATAACCAAGAGGACGTCTCAAAAGGTTCAAATCCTACC